TTTATCTATACGATAGGCGGGACCGCTTTTTGTGCTTATGGGGCAAACGTGGGGCAAAAATTCCAAAAATGGGGCAGAATCACCCACTTTCACGGACGGACGAAACCGGACGGAAATGGCGGAAACCCGCATGAAATAGACGATTGTGGACGATACCGCTTTTTTCTTCCCATCTCATTCCACAGTTGTATCAACTGTACACTTTCCCTTATTATACACGCTTCCGGGGGTTTCGTGGGGCAATTTTGGGGCAAAATGGCATGAAAAAGACCAGCCGGGGCGATTCCTGACTGGTCTCTTTTCATTTTGGGAGTGTAGCCGATCCGGGGCGGACCAACATCACAGAATCATTATATCACAGGATTCTGATCTGCGACATTTTTTCTTCGTCTTTTTCTTTCTGCTTCCGCGTGACATGGTAATAGACCGCTTCCGTGGTTCCCTTCCCCTTGTGTCCGATCCGCCGGGAAATGGCTTCCAGGGACATTCCCTGTTCCGCCAAAAGTGCTACATGGGTGTGGCGGAGAGCATGGGGATGGGTTCCGAGCCGCTGTAGTATGATCCTGTAGTATCGTTCCTGGTAAAATGTTCCGCTTCTGGAATAGAACAGTGTCTTCGGCCGGATGCCGTATGCCATCATGTCCAGATTCCGCCACTTCAGAAATTCATTGATCAATTCCCTGAGTTCCGGCTGGATAAACACTTCCCGGATGGAACTGCTGTTCTTCGGTGGAGTGACCATGTGTGAAGTGCTCGAATAGGATTTATTGATGGTGATATGCGTGGATCCAATGTCTTCCGCTGTCAGTGCGGTGGCTTCTCCGATCCGACAGCCAGTGAGAGCGAGGAACCGCGTCATGTAGTATGGCATCCCGTGCAGCTGATCGAGGATGGCCTTGAGTGCATCCGGTTCCAGGTAGAGTCTATCCGGATCCTTCTCTTCTTTGATCACCTTCAGATCCCGGAGGTTCCGCGTTGGATCATTCTGCATGTAGTCCATATCCACGCACCACCGGCAGAAGGTCTTGAAGGACCACATGATTCGGTTGATCACTTGAGGCTTTTTGTTCATCTTGTAAAATGTCCGCCGAACCTCAGCCGGGGTAAGGGATGAGAGCGGACGGTTGCCGAAAGCTTCTTTTGCTGCATTTAGCAGTGATTCGTTATATATCCTTGTCGATTCCCGGCAGTCTTTCAGATCAAGATAATCTTTTATGGCTTCGTGTAAGCCAATTTCAGAGCCGTTTTCTTCCACATGGGCAAGTTGTTCAATCTTTTCAGACATGGCCTCTGTGGCTTTTCTACGAGCTTGTGGTGTGTCCTTCTCAAGAGGGACGGAAACACGGCGATTCTTTTCATTGATCTTCACGCGGTCAACAAGTCTATATCCGCCAGATGGGAGTTGTTCTATCCATGCCATACGTTACCTCCTTATCTGAATTTGGCGCGTAATTCAACCACAACACCTATGATGTGAAAATCTTCCCGGCCTGTAACGTCGATATCATCATATGCTTGATTGTTGGATCTGAGCATAATTACGTCTCCATAAGTGAACAATCTTTTGCATACGGCATCGTTTCCGTTAATGGTGGCTATTACTGTATCTCCGTTTTCAGCAGATTCCTGTTTATGTACTATGACCACATCACCATCACAGATTCGTGGAGTCATGCTGTCACCTTTAATTCGTAATCCGAACAGATCTCCGATAGATGCCAAACGGTTATCCACTTCCTCATAATCTATGATCTCTTCTATAGCCTCAATCGGTATTCCTGCAGCGACTCGACCGAGAATAGGGATTCGGTTTCCTTCAAACTTAAATGGTTTAATCAGATCTTCTTTTCCGATGCCGAAATAGTCAGCAATGACCTGAAGCTTCCCAGTTGTCGGGAATGATCCTCCTTTACACCAGGTGTTCAAAGTGGTGTGTTTGAATCCCATTTCCTTCGCGACATCTTTCTGAGACTTACCGGATTGAGAGATCAATCTATTCAAATTTATTGAAAAAATGCGTTTGGTTTCGTCCATAAGTGATACCTCCTTGTGCTTGAATTATATGATATTATCCCAAAAAATTCAACCAAAATCCAAAAAAATTGAATTTATGGTTGACAAATCCGAAAATATCGGATAACATAACAACTGTGAGCAGCAGTTCAAAAATGAAAGGAGGTGTGGTAATGTCACAGATTTCCATAGCAGCTGCAAGAGTTAATGCCAAGCTGACACAGAAGGAACTGGCCGATAAACTGGGGGTTTCCAAGAACACTGTAAACTCCTGGGAACAGGGGAATACAGAAATCCCCTTACGCCATTTACAGCGTTTGGCCGACCTGTCAGGGCTATCCATATCCGATATTTTTGTGCCGTTAAAATCCGAAAATATCGTATCAGGGGAGGGGTGATGTGATGTTTGTTACTGCATTGATGTTATCGAAAGAAATTGGATGCAGTCCTAAAACGATTTTGGCGCATGTCCGGGTGATGGAACGCGAAGGTTACCAGGTCCGGGCGAAAATAGGAAGACCGGCGAAAATCAATCGCAGCATGTTCATGCGATGGGTATATGGGGATTCATGGAGAGATGAGGAGGTTACAGATGAGGAAAGTTTATAAATTCACTATGGCAGTAAGTGCGATTCTCCTTCTCGGAATACTCGGAGGAATTGATCATAACAACTTATCCCTAAGATCAGGGAGTACATTGGCAGTGATTTGTTCGATTACATTGATCGGGAGCATGAAGCTGATCGAAGCAGCTGAGAGAAGAGAACAAGAATAGCAGAGCGATGGCTCGGAGAGGAGGAATAGATGGAACTGTCAGAAAATGAAAGAAAAAGATTAGAAATTTTTAAGAATTCTCAAGATATGTCTTCGTATTTGAAAACCATGATGAATACCGTTAGTAGAATGGCTGAAACACTTAATGAAATGGCAGAAATAATACAGGTATACAGAAGCGTTATCGAATACGCAGAGGATATTTTATCTTATCCTATCGAAAATCTAAAACTATCGGGCCGCGCGACCAAAGCATTAAAAAGACTTAATTGCGTGACGATTAAAGATGCATTGAATACTTCTCCCGAGAGGATTCGTTTTCTCCCGGAAGTCGGTGAAATGACAAGATTAGATATTTTCGATGGCGTTCCGGGTTATAGAGCCAAATGGAATATATAGGGGAGGCAAATATATGAACAGACAGCTGATCGTTTTTGAGAACAAGGTAAAGTGCCGGAAGCTGGCACAATGTAAAGCGAGCGACATGGTAAGCGTCGGAGATCGTATCAAGGTAGAGAAGGACGAAGGCGACGTGATTTCCGTCCTGACCGTTTACGATTACGATACGCAATATGTAGAGATGATTCAGGCCCTGAGCAGATCGGACTCAATCCCTCGGGTGAGTGAGCTTTGGAAAAAGATCAGTCTTTCCGATGAAGAAAAAACTGAATTGAAAGCCGGAGACACGGTGGAGTGGAAAGGTTTCAAGTGGATCATCCTGGACAATGATTACAACGGCGGGGTCTTCCTGCTGATGAAGGAACCCTGGAAGGTGGCTCAGTTCAATGATTCTTACAATGCTGATTGGAAAAAGTCTACTCTCCGTAAAGATATGGTGGACAACCTGCTGCCTATTCTTGGTGAAGAGAATCTCATAACGCATGTAACAGATCTCACCTGTGATAACGGGGACAAAACCCTTGGGACCTGCGAGGATAAAGTATTCATTCTTTCTTGCGATGAGTACAGGAAGTACCGGGAATACATACCTTTATTCGATGATGATATGTGGACATGTACTGCTTCATGGATCAACGATGATCCGGACTCGCCTCTCGCTGGCTACGCTACCAGTCCTCGTTACGTCGGCTATGGCGGTGGCGTGAGCGACGGCGTCGCGGTCTACGCCGGTGGCGCGGTCCCGGCCTGCATTTGTTATCCTTCAATCTTAAATCTGCCGCGTCAGCGGCAGGAGGAGAAAACCAATGAGTAATAGAAGCGATGGCGTCCACTTCGAGGGCGAGCTCTGTGAAATACTATTCAAGAATGACTTTTGGGCCCATAACATAGCACAGAATAGAGACGGCCAGCCGGCAGATGTAATCGCTGTAAGAGGAGATAAGGCATACCTGATCGATTGTAAGAATTGCTTTCATGATCGCTTCCATCTGTCTCGGATCGAGTTTAACCAGGAATCCAGCATGGAGCTCTGGGAAGATTGTGGAAATACAGAATGTTATTTCGCTCTGAAAGACAGCCTCGGGAAGATATACATGGCTCACTTTGATCAGCTGATCGCATTTAGAGATTACGAAGAGCGGAAGATCATTAATGATCTATCCATATTTCAACCCCTGGAGGATTGGTTATGCGAACAGAAATCGGGAATGTGATCATCATAGAAAGTCCAACCGATGAGATCAAAAACTGGGTGAAAGAGCAGCTGATCCTATCTAATCCGGAATATGCGAAGAAAGCTCGCATGGGACTCTGGCTTGGTAATACCCCAGAAAAGATTAGGCTATACAGTCAGAGTGGACCAAGATTGATTCTCCCCTTCGGTGTGATCCGGACAATCCTCCCACTCCTTCAAGGTGGAGATATCATACCCACGTTTACTCCTAAAAGAACAGTGGATTACAGGGAAGCGGAGGTCCCGTTATATGACTATCAGGAGTTGGCCGTCACAGAAATGATCCGTCAGAAATACGGCATTTTACGAAGCCGGGCAGGTAGCGGAAAAACACAGATGGGTGTTGCAATCGCAGTCCGGCTGAAATGTAAGACATTGTGGATAACTCATACGAAGGATCTACTGACCCAGAGTAAGACGCGAGCTGAACAATACATAGATCCGTCATTATTGGGAACCATAACCGAGGGGAAGGTTGATATCGGAGAGTGTATGACGTTTGCTACGGTCCAGACACTTTGCAGATGCGATCTGGATGAACTTCGAGATGAATGGGACTGCATCATCGTGGATGAATGTCACCGCGTAGCTGGGACACCGACCGCGATAACGAGATTCTCGAAGGTGCTCAACGGATTACGGGCTCGGCATAAGTACGGATTGTCCGCCACAGTACACAGAGCTGACGGATTGATCAAAGCAACCCATTCCTTACTTGGAGAGGTTGTATACACGGTCCCGGATGCCGCGGTAGCCGATAGGGTGATGCAGGTTTCAATCAAACCGATAGATACGGAGGTGTCCATTACGGGCGATTGCCTTAATACAGACGGTACACTCAATTATACCAAGATGATCTCCTATCTAGTCGGAGTAAGGTCGCGATGTGAGCTGATAGTTTCTGATCTGATCGATAACAGGACGCATTTCAATCTGATCCTCTCCGAAAGGGTGAACCATCTGGAACGATTGTATAACATGCTTCCTCCGGAGCTGCAGCAGTATGCATCGGTGATCGACGGGAAGATGACAACGAAAAGGCAAAAGGCTGAGAGAGAACAGGCCATTGAAGATATGAGATCAGGTAAGAAGAGATATCTTTTTGCCACATATCAGCTGGCTAAGGAGGGCCTCGATGTACCGCGCATGGATCGCTTGTATCTCACCACTCCGCAAAAGGATTATGCAGTAATCGTCCAGAGTATCGGACGCATAGCCAGGACCTACGAGGGTAAGACCGATCCGGTTGCTTATGACTATGTGGATGCTTCCAGATTCCACATTAAAGCTTATAAAAAGAGATGCACCAGCTACAGGAAAGCCGGGTGCAGGATATTGGAGGACGAATGAAAGTATTAATAGCAATGCCCACGATGGGATCCATTTTGACCAGATGTTATAACAGCATCCTCTGCCTGGACAGAACAGACATTACGGTGATCTTCGCCACCCACGACAACAGTACAGTGTTTGAAGCCAGAAACCAGTTAACCCTTCTGGCGATCGAAAACAACTGTGATTATATCCTTTGGATCGATTCGGATATGTGCTTCCCTCCGCATACATTGAAACAACTTTTAGCAGATGCTGAAGAAGGCAGGGATTATGTTTCCGGGATCTATTTCAAACGGCAGCTCCCGACGGCTCCGGTATTTTGCAAGGATCTCAAGTGGGATACGGATCCGGAAACGGGAAACATCATCCACGGAGTTGAGCTGTATGAGGATTATCCGAAGAATCAGGTTTTTGAAATAGCAGGATCCGGCTTCGGATGCGTTCTTACCAGGACGGAAATGATCAAAGAAATAACCGAGTCTTTCGCAGTGAGTCCTTTCCAGCCGTTACCGTGTATGGGGGAAGATTACTCTTTCTGCTGGCGGGCGGCAAAGCTTGGAAAGAAAATGTACTGCGACAGTAGAGTAAAGGCCGGCCATATTGGAACGTTCATATATGACGAAGGGATATATCTGCAGCAAAGGAGATCGGATGGTTGACAACACATGGATTTTCGATATCGAGGTCTTCCCCTATGACTGGTTAACCGTCTTCAAAAATGTAAATACAGGTGATTATTTCGTTACCTGGAATGATAACGAAGCGGTAACTGAATTCATGAAAGAGGATCCGTTTATCGGTGGCTTTAATAATAAGCACTATGATAACCACATCATTAAAGCAATCCTCTGTAATTTCACACCGGAGCAGATCAAATATGTAAACGATCAAATCATCGTTAATGAAGTCAATGGCTGGCAGATTCCTGAGCTTAAACAGTACAGATGTTTTTTCCACAGCTTTGATCTCATGGATGACTGCCAGGACGGAGTATCTCTCAAAGGCATAGAAGCTCATCTCGGATTGCCGATCGAGGAAACAGAGGTTGATTTCAATATAGATCGTCCTCTCACCCAGGAGGAACGCGAGAAGACAGAAAAGTACTGTAAGTACGATGTGGATACAACCGAGATCCTTTATAAGCTGCGTCAGGGGTATCTGGAAAACAAGGCTGAGCTTGGCAGATCTAAAGGTATCGATATACGCGATGCGTTATATATGACGAACGCAAAGATTACAGCAGTCTACCTGGATGCAAAGCAGCCGGACAAAACCTGGGATGACGAAAGACAATACCATTATCCGGACAAACTCCTGAAGGAATATATACCGGATGAAGTCTTTCAATACTTTGATCGGATCCACGATCCGTCGATACCGGATGATCAACTCTGGAAAGAGAAACTGAACATAGATATAGACGGATGCCCGGTAACTATCGGTTTCGGCGGAATACATGGTGCCATTCCGAACTATATGGAGGAATGTACCGAAGACAGGGAGATCGATAATGCGGATGTGGCCAGCTATTATCCTCACATGATCACCATTCCGCTCGATTATGATCAGGAAGTTGGATACTGCAGCAGGGCTATCCCGTCACCTCAGATCTACATTGATACTCTCAATGAGCGTATCGCAGACAAGAGGGCCGGCAGGACAGCTCAGGCAAATGCTAAGAAGCTGGTTCTCAATACTACATATGGAGCGATGCTTAACGGCCACAAAGGTACACCCTTCAATGATCTGTATGATCCGCTTATGGCGAGATCGATATGTATCACCGGCCAGCTCCTTCTCCTGGAGTTGTCCGTACACCTGATCAGAGAGTGTCCGACACTGAAGATCATACAGCTGAACACGGACGGTATCATGGCTTCTTTCGATAAGTCAGATCGAAAGAAATGGGAAGAGATCCTGGCTGAATGGCAGAGCAGAACCGGATTTGAGCTGGAAGAGGATCACATCCGTAAGATTGTGCAGCGGGATGTAAACAATTATATCGAGATTCCGATTGATGGTGGAAAGCCTAAGGTAAAGGGCGGAGTCCTGGTCCGCGGGATTCTTACGAATGGCAAAATGGACTTTACGAAGCTCGGGCTGCCTCAGTGGGATAACCTCTCCGGCGGAGCCTGGAAGATCAACAACGAGGCCGTAGTGATAGCAAGAGCGGTACAAGATTATTTCGTCAATGGAACATCGATAGAGGACACCATTTACGGATCCGACAATATCCTGGACTTCCAGATCATAAGTAAGGTCGGAGGAAAGTATACGCATTGCTATCAGATGGTAGGTGATCAGGAAGTAAGAGTACAGAAGGTAAATAGAGTCTATGCCGTAGATGACTATAATCTTGGGACCATCTTTAAGGTACACGCGCAGACAAAGGGCATCGCCAAGGTTGGCGGATTGCCGGCACACTGCATCGTCGATAACGATAATCACCTGGATGTTACATCCATCGACAGAGACTGGTATGTGAGAGAAGCAAATCGACATATCCGGGAATTCCTCGGGATGAAGAAACCTAAACGTAATACACGACGAGTAAATGCACTCAAGAAAGAAGCATTAGAAATATTAGGAGGTCAATTATGGCAGCAACAAAAACTGAACCTGTAGTAATGAATGTGCGTCAGAAACTGGCGCGGGCTCGTCTGCTCTTTCTGCAGAGGAACATCGGAAAGAGTGGTAAGAACATTAAGTTGGAGTTTAAGTATTTTGAACTCTCGGACATTGTACCTTCTGCAATCGAGATCTTCGCAGAACTCGGTCTGACAACTTCCTTTATCGTGGATGGAGATAAGGTGATCTTCACGGTATATAACACGGACAACCTGGAAGAAGCCGGTCTCGATTTCGTCCTGCCCTATAGGGAAGTAGATATCATCACGAATCGGGAAGGAAAGGCGGTTACAAATCCTATCCAGGCTCTCGGAGCCTCGATCACGTATCTCCGCAGATACCTCTGGATGCTGGTACTCGATATTGCAGAACATGACGAGATTGACGAGAAGGAAGCGTTACCGCTGGATACAAAAACCAGATCAACGGCACCGGCGACTCAGGAGCAGCGGACCGAGGCGAAGAAAGAACTCACATCCGCTCCGGATGCAAGTGAGGATCAGATCCAGAAGCTGAAGGGCATCTGTAAAGAACTTCTCACAAAAGACGCCACCCAGGAAGATTTTATCAATCAGATCGCAATGAAGACAGAGGGATTTACAGTGATCGATGCTGACAAGTGTGAGGCACTGATCGCCAAGCTGACGGAAGTATTGAAGCAGTATACGTAAGGAGGCCGTTATGATTTGGAATGATGATAAGACTATCACGATCCATCCTCCGAAGAATCCGAAGAAATGTACCGGGACACGGTTTGCAGCGGTGTTGGGTCTCAATAAATGGACTACACCATTTAATGCGTGGTGTGCCATTACTCGGACATATGAAGAGCCGTTTGAAGACACGATCTACACCATCGCCGGTAAAACCATCGAGCCTAAACAGGCTGCATTTATCGCAGAGGAATACTTCTGGGAGAAAATGCTTACCCCTGAGGATAAGTACGGTAAGGATTACTTCAAAAAGACATGGGGTGATTTCTTCCCGGATGAGCCCATCTTCGGAGGCATGTGGGATTACCTGTTTGTTGATGATAACGGAAATCCGAAAGAGGTCCTCGAAATGAAAACCACGAAACGGGCCGAGGACTGGATTGACGATATCCCGGAATATTATGCGATGCAGGCAGCACTCTATGCATATCTTCTCGGAGTGGATGATGTGATGATGGTCTGTACCGTACTGGAGGAAAAGGATTACGAGGATCCGGAAAGCTTTGTGGTAACGAAAGAAAACACTTTCCGCAGAGGATTCAAGGTGTCCGAAAGATATCCGGATATGAACAAGATCATCCGTAAGGTTGAGAAGTGGTGGAAAGAGCACGTCATCGGTGGAACATCTCCTGAATACGACGAGAAGAAGGATGCCGATATCTTGAAAGAACTCAGGAAGAATAATCTCAATCCCGAAAGTGATCTGGAAGAGCTGGTCACCGAAGCGGAAGAACTGGAAGAGAAGCTGGCGAAGATCAAGGAGAAGACGGATGCTGATGAAAAGAGGCTGAAGGTACTCAAGAATCAGATTAAGGAAGCATCTGTAAAACAGTTCAGGGACGGAGATAAGTCCGTAGTGATCCACGGTGCAAGATATGACTGGACCACATCCAGGAGCGTTAGCAGATCCATCGATGAAGATGCGATGCAGCAGGACGGGATCTTGGATAAGTATAAAACGATTGAAAAAGAAACGATCAAATTAACTGCAAAGTTAAGGAAGGAGTAGACATGGGTAAGATTGGACTTACAGGAGGCTTCACTCCGCTGCCGGAGGGGGAGTACACATTTATGATCAAATCAGCTGATCAGACTAAACTGGATGATTTCGGGAAACTGGATATCGTTCTGGTTACGAAGGAAGGCAAAACGCACACGGAAAAATATAATTTCCTGAAATCTACAGGTGAAAGGAATGATACTGCATACAATGCATTTTCGTCTCTGGCGAGAGCTGCACTGGATCTCCCTCAGTCAGATGACCGGGCCGTGGATCCGGATGAGCTGGTAGGACATTATATCCAGTGTGAAATCGTACATAGTCCTGGAAATAACGGGAACGTGTTTGCAAACCTCGGCTGGAAGAAAACCCACATGGAGGGGTTTGACGGTCAGCCGGCAGAACAGGCAACAACCGCGACAGCGGTTAATGCTCCGAAAGCGAATTCAGGCGATAATCATGCGCCCACAAAACCCTTCGACCTGGATTCGCTTTTGGGATGATACCTTCTTTTTTGCGACTAGGCAGGGGTGATTAGACCCGCCCCTGCCGCCCTTGGAGGATGATATGACGAAAGACGATAGATTAGAAATGTTTTGGCAAGTGATGGGAGAAGCTTTCCGGGCCGGCATCGTGAGTGACATGGTAGTTAAACTGGACAGGCTCGGTTACTTTACCGCACCGGCATCCAGGAAATATCACGGGAATTATGAGGGCGGTCTCTTCAACCATTCCGTAGCAGTGACAAATGCGCTGCTGAAGCTCACCAGGGACAATGATTTGCGCTGGCGAAGGAAAGAAAGCCCATACATCGTAGGCATGTTTCACGATCTATGCAAATGTGATCAGTACATATTACAGCCTAACGGCGGGTATGAATATAACCAGGAGATGTTCCTCAACGGACACGGGGAGAAATCTGTGATCCTGACGCAGCCTATTATCACATTGACCGAGGAAGAGCTTCTCTGTATCCGGTGGCATATGGGAGCCTACGATGATAAGGAACTCTGGGGTTATTACAACCGAGCTGTGGCAGCATATCCGAATGTCCTTTACACGCATACTGCCGACATGATCGCCTCTCAGATCGAGGGAGTGTGACTATGATTTACAGCGTGGAGAAAGAAAAGGGAACAACCCGATACAGGATCCTGAAGAACGGGTGCCCGATGAAGGAAACATATAAGGACAAGAAGAAAGCTTTAAAGGCTGCGGCTGAGCTGGAAGGATTGACATTAAAAGATTACATGAGGTATCGCAAGTCATGAATTATTCAAAGATCCCGGAAGAGATGCAGAAATTGAATCAATGGGTGTGTGCCTGGAACAACAGTAAGTGCCCCATGCGGATCGACATGAAGAAGTCTGCATCATCCACGAACCCGGCCACTTGGGGAACCTTTGAGCAGGCCGTCCTTGCGGTAGCGGATGGTAAGTATGATCATATAGGATTCGTTTTTCATAATAACGGGATCGTCGGGATCGATATCGATGTTGGATTTGAGGACGGCCTGCTCACCCCGCTTTGTGTAGATATTATCAAACACTGCAGGAGCTACACGGAAAAGAGTAAATCCGGGCGCGGAGTCCATATCCTTCTTCACGGCGATCTGCCCTTTGACGGGAAGAACAACCGGAAAGGTGTGGAGATCTATAAGACTGGGCGGTACTTCATAACAACCGGAGCAGTGATTCTATATGATCACATAATTGATAATCAGGAAGCTATCGATTATGTCGTGGAGAAGTATTTCGGAGATGTTCCGCGGGAATCGAAGGATAAGAAGCCACTGGTTGAGAAGATTTATACTCCGGAATGGGAGAAACCGAAGAAGGGAACTGTCCCTCTGCATCCGAAATATCCGGTGATCGAACAGGGCGGACGCAACGTGTCTCTCCTCAGTCTGGCCGGATCCTTATGGAATGCCGGGTATAGTAAGGGGGAAGTGTATGCGGAGCTGCTGATCGCCAACCGGACAGCCTGCCGGCCGCCTCTCGGTACATCCGAAATCGAGGCTATCTGTAACAGTATCGCGAAATATGATCGGGGGTAATCATGAGTAAGTTTGCTCAGAATCTAAGAATACTAAGAGAAAGAAACGGGATTTCCCAGAAGGCTCTGGCGATACGAATGGAGTACAGCGTTAATGAGGTGCAACTCTGGGAAACCGGAAGAGTAGAACCGAGATTGTCAGCCATTATGACAGTGATCAATACTTTTCATGTTCAGGCCGACGATCTCCTGATCAATGATATGAGTCTGAATGAAAACAAGCATAAAGGAGTAATCAATGAAACAGGACGTAAGGAAAATCAGTAGAGAGATATACGATAGAGCTGTGGCAAATAACGGACACCTCGCATCCGAGGATTTCAGCAAAGTATACAGTGTAGCGGAGCTTTGCGGATACGGTGTATACGGCCCCCAGGTGTTTAAAAAAGACGGAGTGTTTTACTGCAGATGTGACATGGGAACCAGCTGCGATTAATTACAGGAGGAAATGAAACATGGATAAGACGGAAATGAAGGAGTATATAGCGCAGATCAAAGGAAAAATTGAGGACTTTGACTGCGATGACGAACAGTTTGAAGCAGGATTTGCAGCGGGCCTCATGTGGTGCATGTACCTTCTTGAGGAAGGCAAGAGGAACGCAGATGAGAAGGTGAAGCTGCCTAAGAGAGCAGACTGTGATTGTAAGGAGTGCGGATGTTAACGCAGACGGAGCGGGAGAAGCTCGCGGAAAAAATCTGTGACGAGTACTGCCGGTATCCGTATGAATATGACGAAGAGAAAGAAGGTTGCACCCTGATCGATG